GTTCCCCGTGTCCAGAAAAAAACAGAAAAAAAACCGGCCGGAGATTTCTCCCCGGCCGGCTCGCCCTTGTCGCAGAAGGAAACGAATCAACGACGGCGGACCAGCGGAGCACGGACGGCAACGCCGCCGACGCCTCGACTTCGCACCACGATGCGTCCTCGACGGCCTCCGCCAACCACCACGGAGGCGATCGGCCGGCGGTTGAGAACGTTGACTCCGAGCACGGCCTGGGACACGCCTCCCGTCAAGATCGGTGAGGCATATGCTTGCTGAGCCACGACGGCCTGAGCTTGCACGGCGTACTGCTGAGCGACGACCGCCTGAACCGGCGCGGCGTATTGGACGACCGGCTGGACAACTTGCTGCACGACCTGCCGCTGGATCACGGGCTGAACCATCTGGTACTGGACAACCGGCTGAACGATCTGCGGTTGAACAATCGCCTGGTTTTGGCAGGAATTGCAGATGGGCTGCACAACCTGAGGCTGCACGATCGCCTGGTTGTAACCGTTCGAAGCCTCGATCTGCGGACCGAAAACGGCCAACGCCACGGCCACGAGCGCCAGGGCACACAAAGAAAACGCTTTCATGGGAAATCTCCGAGGCGGACTATCGTTTCTTGGCCAGGGCTTCCGCCTTAGACCCGGCCTTCGCGAACTCGTAAAAGACTTTGACGTCGTCGTCGGGCAGAGCGTTCGCGCCCTCCGGCATCTCTCCGGAGTTCACGAGCGCGTACATGTGCCACCGCTTGCCCGCAGACATCGATCCAAGGTTCTCGGTCGAAAACCCTCCCTTGACGTTCGCGCCGCCGTGGCATTTGGCGCAGGCGTCCTTGACGATCGCCGCCAGCTTGTCGTCGACGGGCGTCTGGATCCTAGTTTTCGTTTCCACCTGAGAATCCGGCTGCGGCATCGGCGCGGGCCGCGAAGCATTGCTAGGCGTGCCCGAAGACCCTCCACCCGCACTCTCTCTTAACGCGCGGACGGCTTCGAGCAACGCCTGGTCCCTGATGTAGTCCCTGGCCGAGAAGTAATAGAGCGGAGCGACCGCGACCTCGACGACCTGCGGGACGTACACGTTTTGATAATAGGCCTGCTGGTAGGTGTTCGTCGCCACCGCCGCCGAGTAGGCCTGCCCGACCTGGACTCGCTGGACCGCCACTTGGCGGTTGCGGCAAGGGTCGCTCCCCTCGCTCTGGGAAACGACCAGCAACGCGAACGCGACGAGCAACACGAACGAGGCGAATGATCTCATGGGACGGCACCTTCGGATGTGATGAGCAGCGCGGCTTGGCGGAACTCTTCGGCCTCCCAGGCCGACCTCGGAACCGCGATGCCCTGCACCAAACCGCTCAACCTGGCTCTCGGACTCTTAGAGAGTATAGCGACCAGGAGATCCTTGGGACAAGCCAATTCCGCCGACGCCATCTCCAGCGTCACCGGGCCGTCGTACTCCCTGCGCCACTCCGCGAACGTCTTGACCAACGACTGGGAAGTCAACGATTTGACTCCCGGCAGCGCCGTCCCGCGCTCGACGAGGCCCTTGTACCGCTTCTGCCACCCCTCGACGCGGTCGTCCCACCCGATGAAAAACGCGAGGTAAGCGTTGCGGTCCTCTCGTCTTTTGAACGGGACGTCGACGCCCTTGTCCATGATGTCCTTGACCAGGTCCTTGGGCATGATGAAACCATTCGACGCGCCGTGGCAGACCGCGCAGCTCCCAGGATTCCGCACGCGGACGTCCAGCGGGTCTAAATCCCTCGCGACCTTCGGGTCCGCGATCTCGATCCGCTTCGCGTCCTTGTCGACCAAGAGCGCCGCCTGCCCTCCGTTGGGCAAGCCGTAGAGGATCTCCTTGGCCGCGAACTTGATGTTTTTTCCTTTGATGACCGCGTCTCCGGACTTCTCCAGGTAGTCCGTGTCCTTGCTCGTCTCCTCCGCGTCGTACGACGAAAACGCCGGCCCGAACGGCCCGTCCTTGAATTCAAGGAGACGATTGTGCCTGGCGACCATCGAGCCTCGGACCGGGTCGTCGGTGAATCCGGCGACGACCGCGCCGCCACGAAGGTCAATGTCCGATTCTTTGAAGACCTGCGCGACCTTGTCCAATCCGAATGCCTTGTCGAAATCCGCCTCGTCTTTCGGGAAGTTCGGGTCGCCTCCGCCCATCGTGTACTGGCCCGGAGCCAACTCTTTTCCATTCAGCAGCCCGCCCTTGTGCTGCATAACATCGCCGAACCGCTGCCTCGTGAAGAGCAAGTCGTAATAGCTCTGCGACCTGTCTCCCTCGATCGTGTCGCGGAAGAACCAGTCCGCCCTCACGACCGCCTCCGCGTGGAGCGTCTTCGGGTCCTGCCCGACGCCGATCTCTTGCCTGAGCAAGATCGCGATGTCCGAGGCGATCCACGGCTCTCGGAAGTAAGGCTCACGCCTGGCGACGGCGGCGAAGCTCGCGGCGTTCCACCGAACGTCTCTAAGATCGACGGCCCAGAGTCTTCCGGCGCTCTTGGGCACTTCGACGATTTTGGCGACGGCCGGATCGAATGACATCTGATTGATCCACCACTGCAGAACCTGCGCGCGGACGGGAATGGACTTCGAATCAAGGTGGTAAAAACTCAAAAACCGCGTGTGGTATCTGTCTTCGGGCTGAAGCACCCGCAGGAAAGAGACGGCGAGCCTCGCGTGAGTGTCTGGCGAGTGAGCCTTCTTGACGCCACCGGGAAAATCGACCGCGTCGGCGGCTTGGAAACCCACCGCCAACGCGAGCAAGAAGGCCAGAGGAACCATGGTCACCCTCGACAACTACGGAAGCTTCGTCACCCGAAAACCGGTCGCCTCCATCGCGTTCAGGGCACCAGCGCCCTCGATCACGATCCGGAACGGACTCGCCGGCACGGGAGTGCCTCCGCCCGTCCCGCCGCCTCCGCCCGTCGACGTCGGCTTCCCATACCGAGAGGTCGCCTCGCGGATGTCTCCAGCCTGAGGAGTCCGGATCGTCAGCGAGTAGATCGGCTGCATCAGGTTCCCGTTCTCGATGTGCGGGATTCCAAGAGCGTGGCCGATCTCGTGGCACATCACACGGCCCAGGTCGATCTCGAACTGGCCGGGAGTCGCCGAGTAGACGAACGCCTCGGCGTTGTCGTACCGCTGGGACTTCTGGTTGTTCGTCCCGTCCGCCAACTCCGAGTACGCGAGCACCTTCTGCGGGCCGTCGATCGCGTTGAACTCGATCGCGATGCTCGCCTCGTTGATATTCTCGGTGAACGCGGCCTGGATCCCGCACACGAGCTGCCACTGGTCGAACGCCCACCGCGCCGCGGCCTGGATGGTCGCCTTGTCGAGCTGAGCGTTGTAGTTCCGGAACCCGTACTTGATGTTGAGCTGCGGCCACTTGCCAAGCTCGGCGGTCTCGGGCATCACGTCGGGATGACCGCAAAATCTGGGAGCGAAAAGGCTCCGCTCCGTGATCGGCCCGGCGATGCCGTCCTGCTTAAGCCCGTGGTGCTTCTGGTACGTTTTGGTGGCCTTCTTGATGTCGGCCTTCGAGGCGTTCCTCTTGTTCTTCAAGAAGCCTCGCTTGTTGAGGATGTCGGCGAGCTTGTCGTCCGGCACCTCGCGCATCGGTGGTTTCTTCGCCACTTGCGTCGGTCCTCCTCGGGAATTAGAAATTGGCCCACAAGCATTCTAGCTTGCGAGCCTTCTTCTGTCCCGAAGCGGACGACAGCGAGACGCTGTGCCGCTCGCACCGCCAACCCTTGAGCATCCCGTCGTACATCTCGCTCGGGCACCCGGACAGGATCACCTTTCCGGTCAACTCGTTGACGACGCGCAGCACCCGGGCATGGAACTCCCGGCTCGAACCGTCCGCCTCGCCCCGCTCGTGCCTGTAAACGTCCTTCGCCGCCCGCGTCTCGTCGAGGTAAGGCGGGTCGAGGTAGTGGAGCGTGTCCTTCCCGTCGTTCCGCTGACAAAACACCTCGAAGTCCATCCGGTCGACCATCACCCGCGAGAGGCGGCGATGGACGTCGAACAAGCCGTCTACCGCCGACATCCACGCTGACGCCGCCTCCTGCATTCCCCTCCGGGTTCGCGTCCTGCTCGGGACCGAGAACTCTTTCTGCCGCCCGGCGTACGACTGCCGGGCCAAGACGAAGAACCACGCCGCCGAGTTCACGCCCTCGTACTGCGTAGCGCCAGCGTCGTCGAGGTCTTTGGCCATCTGCCACTCGTCGCGGGAGAGCGGGACGGCGCTGACGATCCGCGCGAACTCCTCGAACGACTCCTTGCGCTGAATCACCCGGTAGAAGTTCACGATCCGCTTGTCGACGTCGTTCACCGACTCCGACACGCCCTCGCAATGCCAGTTCCAGAACTCTCCGAGCCCGCCGGCGAAGGCGATCGCCCGGTGAACGTACTTCACCCGCTCGGCCATCGCGTGGATCTTGGGAGCTAGGTACGACTTGCCGCCGTGGTACTTGATCGGACCGACAACCTTAGCCATCGCGACCCCCGAGTAAATTGATTAACTTTTCAGCCTTCTCCCACGTCAATCCGACCTTGGGATCGCAGATCACGGCACTCCTCTCGACGATCTCGAACAGCATCGCACAACCTCCAGCAAACTTCATGGCCCGGCCTGGGCCCGCATGAAAAAAAAGAAATCCGGTGGCTTTTCGATCTCCGGCAGCGCGTGACCCAGGATTTCGGCGAGCCTCTCGGGATCCCACTCGTCCGGGCACCGCTCTCGCTTCAGCCAAAGGCAATGGCCCTGGGTGAGGTTCGGGACACGGATGCCTCTCCAGACGACGTTAGATCCCTCCGCCGCCATGTGGCACACGGACCAGCAGAGCCGAAGCAGAACGCACGGCTCGGACGCTCGGAACTTCCTCACGATGTGGTGCGTTGTCAAGCCCATTCTGATCGTCTGAGCGGCTGCCTCGTAAATCCCGCAGCAATGGCACCGGTCGTTCTTCCGGCCCCAAGCCTTGTATTCCGCCTCGCTCCGGCGCGCGTTCGCCTTCTCATATCGGGATCGATTTTTCAACGATCTTTCCTCCATTGGCACGGCACATCCGAGAGATCACGGAAACGACCCGCTCGATATGCGGCCGGACGTCCGCATCGAATCTTCCGGCCTCCGCCATCGCCATCGCCTTCAACTCTAAGCCAACCCACGCGAGCCGGAGCTCGCCGAAGAACTCCAGCATGCTCTGGTCGCCGGCAGCCTCCCACGCGATTTTTGCCTCGACGATGCCCTGGCGGATCCACGGATGGACGGAGTCGATCGAGACGCAATCGTATGCGTCCCTGGCAAGCTCCATGAGTTCCGCCCGGATTTCCGCGACGTCCTGGCCGTGGCGCTTTCGCTCCTCGATCCAGTCCCAGACGTCCGACTTGTCCCGCTTGCTGCTCAACCGGAGAATCTTAACCCGGGCCGCGACCGGCTCCAAGTGCCTCGCGACATCTCTCGCGTGGTCCATGCCGGGCTCGGCTCCGCTCTCCGGGTCCGCCGGGTCGTCGTCCGCGAGGATCACCACCCTCTTTCCGGCGAGGACCCTCGAAGCCTCGACGGCCGTCATGGACCACTTGCCAGCGCCGCCGGAACTGCACGTCCCGAGCACACCAATGGCCATCAGCGCGTCCGCCGCCTTCTCGCCTTCGGCGACAAAAACGACCTGATGCTGGTTGGCTCCGAGAGCCTTGACCAAAACGTCCTGGTGATAGAGAACCCGATTGATTCCCTTGGTGTGCCAGAGAAAAGGCTGATTGCCCTCCGTGCTAGCCTTCATCTCGTCGTAGTCGGGATTCGGACGCCTCTGGCGAAACTCCTTAGGGTCGTACCGCACGACCTCGAACACGACGTTGCCGTCGTCTCCCTTGTAAGGGTAAGTCGCGACGATGTGGCGGTGCTTCTTGACGGTCTCAGCGCCCCGACGCCCGTCCGCGAACAGGTACGTCATCGGCAAACCGATCGCGTCCATGATCCGCTCGGTGGCGCATCCGTGGTTTGCGTGGCACTTGAGGACCAATTTCCCATCCAAAACCCGGAGGGCGAGCGACCTCGTCTTGGTGTCTTCGTGTGAAGGGCAGTATGCGAGCCACGATTCCCCCGATTGCTTGAGTCCTTTGATTCTTCCGAAAACCTCGTCGTAAATCTCTGGCCATCCCGCCATATCACCTCCAACCGAAATCTTGGGCGACCTCAGGTTGCTCAATCTTCCGCCATCCATTGGCGGCGATCTCGTCGATCCTCTTCCTGGCTTCCGCCCAGCTCATTCCGGACGGGTCGATGCCGAACCGGTCGAGGATCTCGGACATCCTCTGGGTCGGCGGACCTTCATCTCTCTTCGCGTTCAGTCTCTCGATTATCACCTTCGCCTGGGCCATGTTCAAGGCCACGAGGTTTATTCCGTCCGCCGCCGGACCCAGCTCTTTGACCCTCGCGTAGATAACCTTGAGTTGCTTCTCGCTCGCCGGATGCCCGCGAAACCACGGATAGGCGTTCGCCGGCTCCTTGATATCGAACACGTCGAACGGATTCACAGGCTTCAACTCGAATTTCGCGCGGAGAATCACGGAGATTTTCCGCTCCGCCTCCCGCTCGGACGCCTCCACTCTCGCCTGCTTGACCGCCTCGTCAATCCCGGTCCCTGGGTTCGCCTTCAGAATCCGCTTCGCCGCATCGGCGACCTCCTTCGCCTCCCAACCCGCGAGCACGTCCACCGAGTCAACGAGTTTATGCCGCGTCGAGTTACCCCAGACGTCCAGCACCAGGCACGACGGCTTGACGCTCGCGCGGATGGCGCTCGCCCGCTCCTCCCGGGTCTTGAGCCCGTCGATCACCCCGGGCCACGGCCGCAGGCCTCTGCCCAGCTCCTGGATATAATTTGACGCGGAGCAAGTCATCTTCGGCACGACGACCTGAATCATCGGCTCATCGAAACCCTCGGAGAAGACCGCGCAGCTCGTCAGAAACTGGACCCGCCCCGACTTGAACATCGCGATCACGTCCCGCCGGACCTCCTTGTCGGTTTTGCCGTGGACACAGGCCGCACACCCCCAGTCGTGCCGGTTCAAGACCTCTGCCATCAACTCGGCCTGGGCGACCGACGTGCCGCAGATAATCGCCCTCCGCTTCTTGCTTCCGTGGTTCGCCATCCGAAATACCGGGTCGCATATCTGATGGACTACGCCCTCAAGCCTCATAATGTCGTCGAGCTCGCCAGCGTTAAACTCGCCAGCCCTGGTCACCGTCAGCGGATCGAGGTCCAAGCCGCTCACCGTGACGTACTCCTGACGGATCGGGACCAGGAACCTATCTCTAACGGCGGCAGCAGTCGAATAGTGATAGGCCACGCTCGGAAACCACGTCTTCAGGGTCCGGTTGTCGTGCCGCTTCCACGTCGCCGACAGGCCAAGCCGCTTGCAGTGGGCGAATTTCTTCAAAATCTTGCTGTAGTTTTTGTTCCCCGCGACCGCGTGGTGAGCTTCGTCAACCACCACGAGCCCGAAGTCCGCCGCCATGTACCGGTCGAGACGCCTCTGCACATTCAAGGACTGAACCGAGGCGACCACGACCCTGGCAGGAGACAGCATCGGGTCCTCCCACGCGTGCAGCGCCCGGTTGTCCGCGTTCTCGTAGTCGACCTGCTCGCCGCACACCTTGTAGAGCGAGTCTCCGGCCTGGGTAAGAAGCTCGTCGCGATGGGCGATCCAAAGTACACGTCCCGCGTCCTCCGGCCACCTGCGGACGACCTCGCATCCGCAAAACGTTTTTCCTGTCCCGGTCGCCATGGCCAGGAGGGTTCCCGCAGCGTTCTCGCCGAACAACCTGCGGTAGACTCCCTCCGTGGCCTCGATCTGGTAGGGTCGCACGTTATTCTCCCGAGGCGGTGTCTTCGGCCGGTTCGGACTTGTTGGTGCTCGACTCCCAAGCGTGGAACACCTGCTTGCCGACGTACCCGGCCTTGCGGCACGTCGGGCATGGCTTGCCGTCCTTCTTCTTCATGCCCGCGCAGTCCGGGCAGACGCAGTGCGGCATGTTCGCCGACACGTGCTTAGAGATCACCGCGATCGCGTCCTTGAGCGCCGCGCCGTCGATGAAGTGCCCGCCAGGCCCCGTCGCCAAGGACTCCGCCTCATTCAGAAGCTCGCGGCACCGACGCTTCATCTCCAGGCCCTTGGCCCGCTCCATGAACACGTCCAAGAAGTCCTCGGGCACCGGGTTGCCGTTGCCGTCCTTGATCTCCTCCTTGGCGTCCGCCGAGTCTTCCTTGCGCCCGATGGCATCGATCGACCGGGCCGCGTCGTTCAAAGTCGTCTCGCCCGTGCTGACGGACTCCAGCAGGTGCCGGTCCGCCAGCCCGACCTTGAGCGCCCGAAAGATGTAGGTACGGTTCGTGCCCGCGATCCGCGTCAGGTACGCCCCGACATCCCCCTTGACCTTGGCGGTCATGGCACCCGTGTCCTCCGCCGGCAGGTCCTTCTTGCGGAGGCGCTGGGCGAGCAGGTGTCCGAGGACCACCGCCGCCGCCTTCTGCCCGCTCGTCAAGTCCCGGCGCTGGGCCCCGGCAGCCATGGCGAACTCGTGCGCCGCCGCCTCATTGCCCTCGAATTCCTTGAACTCGCACCGCACCTCGACGCCCTCCGCCTCCAGCTCCTTGGCGACCTCGTAGCGGTTGCGGCCGTCGAGGATCTGGCCGTTGTAGAGTATTATCGGCATCAGGACGCCGTTCGCCCGGACGCTGCCCTTGAGCGCCTCCCGCGTCATGGCGTCCATCATCGGGAAGACCTTGCTGGCGGCGTGGTAGGTGTAGGTCGCGATCATCTTGGGACTCCTTGGAACGTCGGAGCGAACCCGCCCGGAAACCCCGAGTCAACTCGTTCACTCGACGTTGTAATCTTACCATTCTGGTTCCCCGTGTCCAGAAAAAAAAACGAAGAAACCGAAAAAAAATTTCATCGCCCCGTGATCGCGCTCAGCACCGCGTCCCGGGCGGGCTCGGCCAGATACAGCAGGCGGCTCGGGTGAACTCCCCGGTAAAGGTGCCGGATCGCCGCCCGGATCTGCTCGGTCGAGCACCCCTCCAAGACCATCGCGTCCCACACGTCCGCCCGGTGCCGAACGAACGCTCTCTGGATCTTCCTCCACTCGTCCACGGCTCACTCCAGTGCGTAAAAAGGGATCTTCAAGTCCAAAATGCCAGACGGTGCCGCCCAGCGCTCCATGTCCAGACACGCCTGATAGGCCACGAGATCGTCGAGGTTCTGCCGGCGTCCGACCTCGACGTCGTCGGGATCGAGGCGGGCCACAAACGCTCTCGGAAACTGCTCCTTGGAAACCACGATGAACAGGAAGTCTCCGCTCAAGCCTGCCGCGGTCCTTCCGTCGTCGTACCAAGCCTGCTTGCGGTGATAGCCGAAGTTCCCCGCGTCTCTGGCCCACGACCTCGGATCTCCGGTCGATGCGGACTTCAGATCGATAACGTCTCCGGTGAAGAGAATGCCGTCGTACATGCAACGTGACCAAAGGCCGGTTTCTTCGTTGACCCACCGCGCCGGCTGCTCGGTCCGCCTCGGAACCGAGAGCAGCTCGACCGCGTCGGCGTTGGACATCAGGACGTCCCGCATCCTCACGATCAGCTCGTGGTCCGCCGCCGAGATAATGTGCTTGTCGACGTTCGCCGCCGAAAACTCCGCGAAGGCCTCCTTGCCCTTGTTGGTCCGCATGTCCACACTCGGAGCAACCGCGACTTCAGCGTCGTACTTCTCGGGCTCCAAGATCGCGACGTGGAACGCGGTCCCGAAGCCGAAGTGCTTGGGCTTTTCCGCCTCGAAAGACCGCTCGACATGCGTCCGAAAGAACATCTCCCTGTTCTCACGAAAGTCCGAAAGCATGCTCGCCGAGACGTAGTCCTTCTGCAGATAATACTCATCCTTGGACACGTCCCAAAAACCCGGCTGCCAGTCCATCGATCGCTCCTTAGAACGGGATCTCTTCTTCACTCGGGCCCGCCTCGTTGTACTCCGGCTGCTCGTATCTCTCGGGCGCTGGCCTCCGGAACGGAGGTTGTCCGGCGGAGTCCTTCTTGGCCTCGAGGAACTGGACGTTGTCGACGACAACCTTAAGCTTGGACCTCTTCTCGCCCGTGTTTTTGTCGTTCCACTGATCCAGCCTCAGGTGGCCCTCGATGTAAGCCTGAAAGCCTTTCCTCAGGTACTGCTCGATGTTGTCGGCCATCTTGCCGTTCTCGCCGCGATTGAACGCTTCGCAATCGAGAAAGACGGGTTCGTCCTCCCACTGGCCGGACTGGGCGTTCTTCTTGCGGTTGTTGACCGCGAACCCGAAGTTGACGACCTTCCCGCCGTTCGCGAAAGACCTGGACTCCGGATCCCGGGTCATCCTTCCGATCAAGATGATTTTGTTCAAATTCGCCACTTCAAATCTCCTCGTAAGCAAGCTTACAATGAACCGTCGCACGGACCGACGCGCCCGCCAAAACGTCGATCGAAACGGAATCCCTGCGGTCCGTGTGCGCCGTCAAAACCATCCACACGCGGAGCCCGCTGCCGTTGGCCTCGAAGCACGCAGACCTGCCGACACGGACGAAAAGCTCCCGCCTCCTCCAAGCCTCCCTCGCCGGCGGAGGTTCGCGGACGTCGATCTCCGTCCTGTGCATGCACAGGCCCCGCCCGTCCTGGACATCTTCGGGAGTCGGCGTCATGCCGCCGGGAACGACGACCAATGTCATGCCGAACCCGACGTCTCTCCTGGCAGCGTCCCGGATCACGACGGTCGCAGCCGCGTCGACCTCGACGAAGTCCTGGAGGTCGGCCCCCGTGAGCCTCGCGCCGATCAGAGGAAAGACATTGACCATCCTCGGTCCTCTGACGACATACGACGCCCTCGCCTTGGACCGCGAGACGACCTCGCGAGTCAACTCGTAAACCTTGCTCATCGCTTCTTGCCCTCGCCGCGCTTCGCCTTGCTCGTCGGAGATTCCGCCGGCAGGGAGTCGTACCGCTTGGCCTTGATCTCCTCCAACGCCTTCATCTGCTCGTCGGTGAACCCTCGCTTCTTGGCCGTCGCCATCATCAGGTCCATAACGTCCTTGCCGTCCGCCGCCCGCATCGCGTCGACCGCGATCCGGAACTTCTCCGCATTCTTCTTCGCCTCGGCCTCGGGCGTGCTCATCTCCTGCCGCGAGCTCGGCGTCTTATCTGGGTCGTCACCGGTCTCGATCGTGAACGCGTGGGCAATCGCATACTTCCTGGCGATCGTCATCGCCTTGCTCGACGCCTTGTCCCCCGTGTCGGACGCCTCGCCGATCGCCACGGAAGGCCGCGACGCCCCGGAGGCGTGCGTGATCGCGTACGTCACCTTGTAGATCCTCGACTGCATCACCGTCCCGCTTTTGGTCGTGTAGTGGCTCGTCGAGACGACCTCGATGTCCTCGGGATGGATCGTCAACCCCTCCTCGACCAGGACGGGAGCGATCTTCTCCAGCAAGTCGTCGGACATCATCGCCCGATAACCCAATCCTTTGCTTTCTGTTTTCTGCAAGTACGGCACACGTTTCTTAACGGCGAGAATCGCCGCGTGAAGCGCCGCCTTGGCGTCCACACAGTCTTGAACTTTTTCGGACATCTTTCACCCCTTGAATTCGACAAACCAATCGGGCACCTCGAACGAACCAACGTTGCGCCACGGCCACGGGCCAGGACGCCCCGGCATCGCGATCGGATCGATCTCCTCCATCCGCGAGAAAACCCACCCGAACCGCCCCGGCGAAAAATCGCCCATCTTGATCTCTTGCTCGCTCACCCTGCCCTGCCTCAGGAGAGCGTCCGAAGCCACGCAATCCGAAAGCACGCCGCAGCCAACGACCGCACCGAACGGCAGGTCGTCGTACTGCTCGCCAAGCATGCCCATCTCGCTGAACTTCCGCGCGATGTCGCGCATGACGCTGTGCTTCTGGTTCGACGCGTGGATCGCGAACGGGCACGGCATCATCCCCCGCCAGATGTAAGGCCTGGTCTCGATGGACTTGATGTGCCGGGCCAGCAACGTCGCCCACGGCTGCCAGACGCTAATCAGATAATGCCGAGCGTGATTTTGCGGATCCATTTCTCCCTCGAACTTCTTTGAACGGCTCGATCATACCAGGATCGCCACCGAATTTCCAATCAAGAGAGCCGGAGCGGGCGAGCGTCTCTCTTTTCGACGGTGCCGCGAGCGCCCTCGTCGCTCTGCCAAACGACCTGATTCTCTCCGGCGGTCTCCATGAGGTGGACAACCTTCGGCAGGTCGCCGTCCGCGATGTGGTGCTTGGAGATCAGGCTCTCGAACCGCGTTCCGACCTTGACCGCCTTGAACATCCCAGCGCCGACGTACTCGACCAGGTCGATCTCGGGAAGCGAAGGGATCTTCGTTCGCACTCGCATCGCGGGCCGCGAAACCTTCTGGTCCTTTTCGTCTCCAGGCCGCTTCTTCCCTTTGAGAACCGCGCCGCGAACGGGCTCGTCGTCAGGCTCGGGAACCTCGCGGACAAGATCTTCGTCATCGAAATCGTTGGCAATCGTCTTCGGGACGCGGACAGGCTTGGCGGCACTCGCCGTGAAAACGTTCTGCGACTCGTCGAGCGCGTCGAAGTTCCCGCCGTCCGAGGCGCGGACGATGAGCCAGGCGCGGAAAAGGCGAAGAGGAAAGTCGGAATTGGACATCCCGTAAGCAAGTGTGAGCATCTCCTCGGACACACCTTCGATGGCCTTGCCGTTCATGGTCGATTGAAACAGCTTAAAGACCGACAACACCGTCAATTTCTCGCCGGAAACATCCAGCGGCAGGCATTCAACGGCCCTCAGGCACTCACGGAATTTATCAAGCATTGCGGTCCCTTTCGTAAACGAACAAATCTTTCACGCTCCCGCCGGGAGCGAGCTCCTTGAACGCCTCCATCTCGGTCCGCGCCTCCTCGAACCACCGGGACGCTTCCCGTCCTGCTGGATCCGTTCCGGGATGCGGAGTCATCCTCACCGACCGAACCCTCTGTAAGTTCTTCCGAGTCGCCAGGCACGCCATCATGTCCATCGCGTGCCCAATACCTCTCCAGCACGAGGCCCAAAAGCACCCGCTGATGAGGTAGCAACTCCATCCCTGCTTCGGCTGCCAATCGCTCGCCATCGGGATCCCGGTCACGGAAGACAGGTGCCGGTCAGCCTCGTCCACGAACCACGCGGAGGGCCCGTGGATCTTCTCATGCCGATGAATCGACGCGAAGTAGACCCTCGCCCAGCACGCGAAGCCAAACGCGGCGGCGACCGCGTCGTCCAGCTCGGCGACCGCGTCAACGAGTTTACCCTCCGCAATCTCCTTGGCCCTGGCAGGAGCCGCGTCCCATGCGGAAAGAACCATCGCCCCGAATTCCTTGCGGTTCACTTTCGCCTCCTCGGCTCCCTCTCGGGAATCTCGTCGGAAACGCGAAAGTTCCGGTGCGTGAAGCACGTCTCCACGAACTGCTCCGCGCCGTCCGCGTCGTAGAGCCTGCGGTGCTCCTCGGTGCCGACCGAGACAAACGCCACGACGTAGTCCTTGGAGTACACCAGGATGTTGTACCGCTCGCCTGGAAGCCTCGCCTCGATCCGGTAATACTTCCCGGTCTCCGGGCGGAGGATCTTGGTGGACGGGTCGACAGCCTTGGCGATCTTGGCGAGCTTGATGGCCAACGTCCTCCTCGGAGTCGGCGGCAGCTCGGACCTCTGCGACGAAGTGAGCATTGGAACACCTTGGGACAAAACAGCCCGGAGCGGGCAAGACCCCGGGCTGCGTGGGTGGATCGCCGCCGTGAGGTTCCGGCGGCTCACGAATCATACTGCCGCGCCGGCGCGGAGTCAAACTTCTGGGACTTCACAAGTTTTTGCATAACTTCCTTCGGATAGCACCGGACCCGGCTCTTGACGACCCTCTTGTCCGCCCGCATGGCCTCGAACATCTTCTGCTCCAGGGCCAAGTCGCCGATCAGCTTACCGTGCCCGTTCGGGCAAGTCCAATACTCGGAGGCCCGCCACAAAACCTCCCCGCACTCTCCGCAGCAGAGGCAGTCGACGACCTCCCTGCAAATCTTCGCGGGAAGGACGCCGGCGAGCCTCTCGGGAACGCCAGATTTCTTGGCCATCACTCGACTCCGACAGGTTCGAGCGACGGGTTCCCGGCCATCGACGCGAAAGAGATCTTGCACCCGAGCCAGAGATTCTCCGCGATCTCCCGGAGCTTCGCCTCGATCCTCGCGGACGGGACGGGCTGCTCGCCCTCGATCCTGAGCTTCCTGTCGGGACCGACCCAATGCTTCGAAAAGACCGCGACCTGGATGCGCCGGTCGATGAACGCCGTCGCCGAGATCTCGTCCTCCACCGGGAGGGAACCAACGTCGACGACCTCGCACCCGAGAGCCGCCGCCCGCTTCATGACGTTTCCGGCGTCTCCGCCGTTGAACGCGACGATCAGAGCGCCCTCGCTCCACTCCGCCTCGACCGCGTCCCACTCCTGCGGACCGTTGCGCATCACGACGACCTCGTGCGCCGGCCTCTTCCGTCCTTCCATCGCCGCTTGCGCCTTCTGCGATCGGAACATGACCTTCGTGTGATTGAAAGCGTCGTGCCCGGCATTCTCGACCATCCAGTCCTCGAATGATTTCAGCGGAGCGTCTCCGGCCTCGCCGACTTGCTTCGCGGCAGCCTTCAGCCTCGACCAGCACAGGACGATGTCCGCGAACACCCCGGGAGACATCCCTCCGGTCACGATCGCGCCGACGATGTCCGCGTCGGGAGCGAACGCCTTCATGTCGATCGGGATCGAATTGATCGCGGCCGCGACGTCGTTGCACCGCTGCCGCGTGACGCCGATCGTCCACGACTCTCCCGCGACGTTGTCGAGCGCCATGAACGCCGCCACCAGCGCCGGCCACAGCCTCTCCGCCGCGATCTTGCCGATCTCCGCCAGGTGGTCGACCTTGTCCGTGAAACATGACAAGGAACTTGTCATGTTTCGGCAGGACTCGGCGACAGCGGCAGCCCTCCTGAGCACGGTCAGCCTGTTCCGCGAGTACCCGATCCGCGCCGCATACGCCGAGATCCCGCCCTTGATCCCTTTACCGCCGCCGTGAGGCTCGCAGGTCTTCAGGCAGTGCAGCCCGATCTCAAGCGGAGTGAGCTCCGACTGGATGTTCTCCGTGACGAGCATCATGTCGGCCTCCTCGTCGTCGCACTCGACGACCCAGGCCCAGACCTGCTCGACTCCAGCCTTCTCTGCGGCGTCGATCCGCGTGTGGCCGTCGATCAGCTGTAGCTGCCCGTCGACCCTCCGCGCGAGCACGGCGTGACGCCGGCAGAAGACTCCGGACGCGCCGATCGCCGCCGCGATCGCGTCAACCTTCGACGCCGGCGAGGACAGCCTTGCCCGCCTCGGGTGCCGGGTCAACTCGTTTACTCGGGCCGCAAGAATCTTTTCCGTCATGCGCAGACCTCTCCGCGAACTTCAGCGCCGCGGACGCCAGCGCCGCGTGCCTGCGCATGACCTCCGCGAGCTCTCCAGGCTGGCACAAGAAGACCGAGCACGCGTCGGCCACGATGTTGTCCGCCTCGGTCGGAGCCTGAGGCTCGGGAACCTGGTCCCGGTCGCTCGCGAGCACAGGCTCCTTGGTGTTTTCGCACGTCGCCCAGTGCGTGTGAGCGCCCGGAGCGGACAGTTCGCGGAAGTCCAGCTCGTGGACCCGCCCGCAGCGAACGCAGTCGGCAAGCATTTTCATCTTCGGTCTCCTGAGTTTTTTGCTGAGAACGCAGATAATACCAAAGAGATTAAAAGAAGTCTAACAACGGATTCGAGGTCTTAAGATCTTAATACTTAAGATCTATAAGTCTTTAGTAACTACGCAGGGCGCAGGGCGCAGGGCCACTATTCACCCGGGTTTTTCCCGTTCGCGGAGCCCACTGCCGGGCCCGTCTTTCGGTCGAGCTATCGGCACAGGGCCATCACTTCGACCTACTTCGCGGACCCGCGAACTCCGGGCGACAACGACCTGAGCGCGTCGCCTCGTGGACTCCCTCGACCGCCAGGCAGAGGTCCCGGCCCGCGATCATGTCGGGCCTGTGAGCAGGTTTTGTCCGTCCTGCCTCGACCTCTTGCCAAAACGGGTGGCTATCTGCTAGGATCTTCTTGTCGGCAAGTGAGGTCGAGTCGCTTGCCTTCAATCTTGGGCGGTGAACGCTTCTAACGTTTACCGCCCGTTTCTTTTCATCAACATCCTGATGATCTCCGTCGATTTCTTTTCTCGTGGTGGATCATAATACGCCGCCGAGCCGGTTTTGTACACCTCCGTCGCCGCCGCCAGCACGTAGCCAGCCTTGCAATCCGTCCACCGAGCGTCGATTTTCTTAGACGTCGTCACGTCGCTTTGCACCGCGTCCATGATGACGGCCGCGACCGCGTCGACGGGCGTCAAGACCGTTTCGGGATCGACCGGGCACTTGGGATTCGACCGCGAATTGACGGCCATGCTCGCGATCGTTTTCAGGAGGCAGTTTCTATGTCCTCCAATCATCTCGCCGGTCTGGACAGTCATGAGCGGGAAATTCGGCTCGGACACCGAGATCACGGAAGAGATTCCGGCCGATGCCATCGCGTGGAACCTGCCGTTCCATGGGTCACTTTTCCCGGCGTCCCAAAAGACCTTCGGAGGATCTTCGTCCCAGACGGCCAGAACCATCTTGACTCCGAACATGAACGCGAAACGCATCGAGTGACAGACGGCCGCGATGTCAGCGGCGACGTCATTGTCTTCCCTGGCCGTCGTGGCCAAGTGAACGATCGTCGGGACGTCTCGGTCTCCGTCGACCCGCTTGGAGATCTGCACAGCCTTGGCGACGTGCTTGGCGTCCTCCTCCATCATTTTGATTCGTGAGTCGGGATCCAAAAGACTGTGCACCGGCGTGTTCTTCCAAGACCTGTCCATGAGGACGATATTGTGGTCGTAGTTCTTCCTGGCGATCGCGGCGCGTGCCAGCGCGATGCCAAGGTTTCCGGCTCCTCCAACGACGATCATGCTTTCACCTTCGCAAGTGAACTGTTTGAATCGCTTGCGACCCGATGCCGTCAAGCGAAGTTGGCGCGGTTGAACCGTCGAATTGTACCAGGTTCAGCTTGAATCCATCCACCATCGCCGCCTGGATCGGCGATTTGTCGTTCGGCGGGAACCATTCGAGCACCCAGTCTCCCGCAGATTTTCTGCAACGCGGAGAACTCGCGAGGATCGATCCGTCCGACCCTTCCGCGTCGGTGAACACAACGTCTGGAAGCGACTCCGACATGGCTTCGTCGAGTGTCGTCGCGGCCATCTCTTCCGCGTCGGCGTCGTCCGGCAAGACCCTGCCGATGCCGATCGCCGTGGGCTTGGGTCTCATGAACTTGACTTTTCCGGACTTTGAGGCGATCGCGATATTGACGACCGTCGACCGATTCGAAAACCCGTTGATGAACAGGTTTTCTTCGCACAAAGACGCAAGCTTCGGATCCGCCTCGAACGCGCGAATGTGGCCTGAGTCTCCGACCAGGTCCGCGAACATCACAGCATAATATCCGATATTCGCACCAACCACAGCGACGACGTCTCCCTTTTTCACAACCCTGGACATGGCGAGCGTGACCCACGACTCCCAAAACCCGTCGAAAATGAGGTGAGGAGTCATGGTCAAATCCATAACCGGAACGGCCATCTTGTACCTTCCGAGAACCGAGCAAAGCATCTTGTCCGCGCCCCACTGGCACGATCTGGCCACGTTTCTGCTCGACGACTCCAGCTGCTCACGGCTCAAGAACATCGGAAACCTTTCTTTTTCATTTTCAGAAATTGCTTGATCGCGTTGGCGTCCGCGTCGATTCCGTTTCTAGACAACAATGAGATGATCTCCGTAGACACGTCAGCAACCTGTTCGACTTCGTCTTCGACCGTCGCCTCGGTAGGGATCATTTCAATGGGCATCTTTTCGTGGCGGAGCCAGTTACCTTTCCAGACTCCGTCTTTGTTCTCAGTCAAGATGCACGTCGGGTTCGCGTTGCCGCAGATGGCCAGAGACATCCCGCCGTTCGTTTCGTGGACATCCCACCGCCTCTCACAGTCGGCCGCTCCGACGCCAATCCTGCCGTTGCTCGCCAAGACTATGTGCCGCTCGTCGTACCCAACGCGTCTGTAAACGAATTTACGACCCTTGAGATTCGCGATCATCTGCCGCTCGCGAGCGTTCGGAACGGGATTGCTCCATGAGACTCCAGACCAAATCCTAGATAGGTGTGAGATCGTCTGGAACCGGTGGTCCTCGTCGATCAATTCAGGAATCGGCCGGTTGCCTCCAGACAACTTCCACTTGTCCTGGACGCGGTGGTAGAAGAGGTGCTTGCCTTCGAAATCATGCTGAACGATTGTGTGCGTCACCCAGCCAGGATGGCATGGCATCGCGTAAGACTGGCCAGTCAAACGCGCCCCGATGTGAAAGGTCTCCTTGTCTCCGTAAACGTGTCGGAAGCAAAAGTCTGAATGCTCCGCGAGGATCATCGCGGCGTTAATCGCTCTCCACCACTTGCGCTTATTGACAACATACTGGCCCGATTCAAACGCGGCCTCGTCGTGGTACGGAAGACCGAACACTTTCCAGACGCCAGGTTCAAGACGCCAACCGTCATAGTCTGGCCAAAAGATCGCTCCATGGTCTTTGTATCGTCCATCGTCAAACAAAAACGACGGGTCACGTCCTGCAGGCGAATTGTCCGCGTCCAGAAACATGACCTCTTCGAATGGAGACCAAATCGTGGAGTAGACCTTTAACTCCCACCCGCACAGGATCCGCGCCGGATTGAGCCGAGAAAATCGCTCGACGTCCACGCATTCCACGTTGAGGCCAGAAAGAAGTTTGGCGAAATATGGGTCCATTTCCATCGGACCCATGTGCCAAACCTGGATCGGCAAGTCACATCCGACCCGCCGGAGCTCGTTCACCAAAACCCAGATGCACGGCCCGTATCCATGCGCGTTCCGGCTGTTGGCCTCGATCCCTCCAGAGACGACGATTCCGCGCCCCGCGAACCGGTTCGTCGGAAACGGAGGGATCTTCGTGACCTTCTCTCTGAATATATGCCTGTGAGCCTCGATTACGTTGTCCCACGTCGCCCACCCGTCAGGCCAAGGTCCAGGAGGAGCCTCCTTGATGAACCGGACCATTTCCTCCACGATGTGAGTGGATCTAGCGTTAACGCACTTTTTGAAGTCGGTCATTGAAGGCTTTTCCTTGTCCGGGCACCTTGCGCATGTTTTCCAATCCGGGAAAACATGCGATGATTTTTTCATTCGATTAGGATGATGGCACTCAACTTTCCCGCCTGCTAAATCTCCGACAAAATCGCAGTCTCTTTTGACCGGTCGGTCTGCGCAAGTCGAACAGCATGCGCATCCCAAGACCGGAGACGATGCCGTGCACTCTCCGTGCATCGCGCAAGCATGAACATCCGTCATTTCAAGCCCACAACACTCTCTCGGCCGGCTATCGATGACCGGACCAAGATGCTCGCAAACGTCGATATAGATTTTTCGGCTTGGTTCGCCGAAAGCAATCCGAGCCAGATCTCCCTTGGGACCCGGCATGTCTGCGATTTGACATACAAAGCATCCAGCTTGACTTTCAGTGTGATTGCATGGCCTCATGGATATTCATCCACCGTTACAAGCCATGAGGCACCGATCAAAACTTGCGTGTAAAGTGTTGGCGTGCTTTGGGCTGAAAGCGATGTTTGGTTATCAAAAAATGGTCCAAGTGCGATACCCCCACACGATGTCGTGTTACTCCCACATGAACCTTGATAAAAAGCATGTGGGCTCGTAAATGGGAATGGACCACCCGTGTCATTGTCAAGTCTGCTATAAGAACACGTCATTAGCCAAATTGACGCACTAAGATGGTCGTAAACACCGTCATCGTAAAAACGAGATCCAGCCCAATAACTTTGGAGGTAATTAAAAGCGTCAGGGTGATAAATCAATGGGAAAACGCTTGATAATCCAGCCTGACAACAAGTTCCAATCGCATTTCCATATGGCTCGACCTTGCATCGGTAGGCGCTTTTTCTGACCCAAGAATTGTGGCAGTCGACGGTCACGATCTGATGGCAAAGTCCGTCGTCCGGGTCGTAATAATACCCAGGAGGACAGACCGGTCCACTTCCGGATCCAGAAGGTCCCGACCCGGAAGGTCCAGAGACGCTCGGGCCAGATCCGCTCGGAGCCGATCCCGAAGTCCCTGATGGACCGGACCCGGACGAGCCTCCGGAAGATCCCGACGATCCGGAGGATCCCGAGGACCCGGATGGGCCACTCCCGGACGATCCCGAGGACCCATAAGAGGATGCCTGGTCGCAGCACGCGATCGAATAGACCGGCTTGCTGGTCGAGTATCCGACGAGGCTCGCCCTGTACTTTCCAGCCGCAATTGTGGCCGGAGACGACTGGCCGGCCGCGAATGTTTTGACGCACGGCCCGACCGAGTAAACTGGTTTACTCCCTGCGTACCCGCAGATCTCCGCCGCGCGGATCTTGGACGCCGCCGGCGAACTGGACTGCTGGGACGCGGCGCAAAGCGCGGAGAACACCGGCTTAGTGCCGGCGTATCCTGAGACGCTCGCGTTGTACCTCGTGCTCGTCGAAAGCGCCAATCATCACCTCGTCGCGTCAAGAACATGGATCGTTCTGATAACGGTCCAAACCTTGTTATTGCTGTCCCACTTGAGCAACTCGCCGTCCTGATAGCCATCCGAGTTCAGCTCCGTGCTCGTCACGCGGACCATCGCGGTCTTGTACTGCCGCTCGATCGGCGTGTAGACGCCGGCCGTCTTGCTAAGCATCACAACGACGATCTCATCTTTGAGCAAGGGAAGGTCGCTGGCCTCGACCTGGACCTCGCACCCGGGAGTGTCCACCCACGATCCGTCCGAGTTCGCGTCCCTCTGCTGGATAATCGCGTTGAGTTCCGTGATCGTCGTAAGTTGCGGATAGTCTTTGTACGACTGCGGAATAACATCCGTCTTCATTCGGACCACGTGGATCTTGTGCTGCCTAGGCGTCGACTGGCCCATCGAGTCGTTGAGCAGGAACCCGGTGGTGTTCTCGCCCTTCATCGACGAGGACGACCGGTTCGCGGCCCGGCTCAACTTCGTCAGGTACTCCGCCGTGATGACATCGCCCTTGCCGATGCCAGAGACCCGCTTCAAAAACATCTCAACCTCGAATCAGAGCGAGAGACCGCTCCTGTACAGTGTGGCAAACGGCGCGAGTTCATAGATCGGAGCGCCGTCGAGCGTGACGGCCGTCCCTGCGAGATGCGTGTCCGCCGACGTTCCCATGACACCGCGAAGCACAACATAGGTTCCCTGGCCAGTTCCATGACCGGCGACGACAGCGCACATCTCGTTCTGCATCCGCACGATAAACTGACCAAACCGAGGAAACACCGACTTGCTCTCGACCGCGATGAACGCCTGGGTGGGATTTACAGTGCCAGTGAGCGATGTTCGCATGAGTTGGACGACGCTCTCTCCAGGATTATGAGTCCTGGAAACCGGGCTGACCGTCCATGTATTCAAGAGCCCGCTCGACACGGTCACGTCGTCGTTTCCTCCGATCCGAACATAAAACGGAAACGCGCCTCCGTTGGCGATCGGAAAACTGTCGGGCTCGCGGACAACAATGCTCGTTCCCAGACTTGTTACTGTGTTGACAAGGACTGACATGCCACCGGCCATCCGCTTCTTCAGCCGCATAAACTGGCCAGCACTCGGACCATCCGGACGCAAGTAATGGTTCCAACCCTGCGGGTTCGATGAGTCATTCGGATTCATGTTCTTTTCGGCAAACTTGTAAGTCATGTTCCACATGCGGAGACCATTAGTCGTGATCTCGCGATGGGCTTCAGCACCAAGAAACAAGAGTGTTTCAGGCATCGCGCCAAAGATCGGATAAGCGTTGACTTTACCGATGCAGACGCGGATGGCTTTCCACGGAGGATATGGAACGTACTGCCAGTTGGTTTCGTGCTCAATGATCGGGATCATCATCGACGCCTGGACGTCGTCGATCACGACGCTATTCCGGTTCGCTGGCTCTCCGGGAAATGGCTGACCTGCCCAGTCACCAGACCGTTCCCATTGAAGACCAAGAGATGGCCAGGTTACAAACTCGCCGCCCGTCGAGATCTTTTGCGTGACCATCGTGATCGGCTCGATCCCGTTAGTCGTGCTCTGAGGGTTGACGTCCCACTCCGGTGTGGTGAACTCGATCTTGATTCTGGCTCCGCCATCGTAAGTGTTTGGAAAAGTCAGGTCGCCCTTCGGGCTATTCGGATCAAACGGATCGATCGAGACAGAGTCGGCGAACAACCATCGAAAGCCCGGATAGCACGCCGGCGGAGGGATGATGATGAGATTGCCCGAAACATATGGAGCCGGGAAAATGAGCGACAAGAAATCGCTTACCAAGTTCCACGCGATTTTAATATCCATTTCCGCGGTGATCTTGCCGCGTTTGACCTTCATCCTCGGAGAACCTTCGAGTTCTTCGAAAGGCATGTTCTTGACGATTTCTTTGACGTTGTAGATCTGCGCCATCGCATTATCCAGCCCGCGCCGGGCCAGCCTCCCTGACAGAGTTCCGGATCTCGGTCAAGACTCCCGTCTGCGTTCTGAGCTCCCGGTGCTGCTGGTTCGCCACTTCAAGATGGCGCTGCTCAAGACTTACGAGGCTCGTGCCCGCGATGTTTTCCTGGACCTTTTTGTAAAGGTCCGTGAGCCCGACCGTCTCGAACTTCGGGTTGCGGATCGGTGGCGGAGCTTGCTCTCCCGTGTCTTGAGTCGGCCTGTTTCGGCTGTCGGCCTGCCTGCTTTCGCGGGCCCGCCGGAGTTGAGCGACCTGGTCCGCCAGCTCGTTTCTCAGCGAGTCTCTCCACTCGGCGTTCACGAACCACCGGGCTCCGGACGCCGCCGCCGCCATGCCTCTCTGAAACGCCTCGCCGATCTTCGAGGCAATGTTCGCCACGGAAAAGTCGCCTCGAAGAATCATGTTCCACGCCTCTCCGAAAGCTTCCACGATCGCCTGCGCGGCGCTGACCGCCGCTCGCACTATGTACAGAAACGCGTCTTTGACGATGTTCACCACGGTCATGAACAACCAAGCGATTCCTCGGATGACCATCATCGGGAAAGTGATCGTGATGAAGTAAAGCACCTCCATGAACGCCAACTTGATCGCGGTGCATGCGGCATTGACAGCGAGCTCCGTGTTCGAAAAGAGGCCGTTCACGATTTCCAGCGCTCCCAAGACAACCGCCTTGATCGTCTCCCAAGCGTTCGACCAGTCTCCGACGATGAACGACACGCCGCTCTTGACGAGCGAGAACATGTTGTTCAGAAGATCCATCACGATCGGAAGCGCCTCGCCCGCCAACTCAGCGAAGTTCTTGAACGCGTTCTGGAGGCCTTCGGTGAACGTCGACGCGCCGCCTCCTGCGGCCAAGACCGCGATTCCGGCTCCGATCGCGGCGATGATCGCCGTCACCGGGTTGAGCATCATCATCGCCGACGACAAGCCTCGGACGAGCGGGATCGCGAACGAAAGCCTCTGGCCGACCAAAAGGACAGCCGTTCCTATGCCGAGCATCTGCGTGATGCTCGCCTGGGTCGCCGGAGACAGACCTCGAAACGCCTGGGTGATTCCCGAAATGTATCGGATGGCGCTGCCGAGTCCCTTCGCAATCCCGGTGCCAAACGCGGCGATCAGTTGCCGGTTTCGGTAAATCGCCACCCGCATGTCTTCGAGCGGGCCGAGCAGGGCCTTGAACGCCGGCAAGAGCGCGACGTACAGCTCGTTGCGAATCGCTTCGAGCTGCCTCTGGAAGACCTTGGCGTGAGGGAAGTCTCCGAACGCCGAAAACGCCACGAGGCCGGCGGCGAGCGCCTGGACTCCGGTCGACATCTTCTTGAGGACCGCTTCTCCCTTGTCGGCGAGAAACTTCAGGCCCGTGCTGACGCCCTGGACGATCGGCCGCGAGAATGACTCGGCGAGCCCGGCGAACCCGGACTTGGTCTCGACCGTTTTCCCGAGGTCCTTGGTGCCCGCCTCCGCCTCCGCCTTGGCCTTCTGGAATGCTTTGGCGAGTTTGTCAAGTTTGGCACCGATCTCGACGTATGCCTCTCCGACGGCGCTCATAATTTTCCCTGCCTTCTGAGGACAGCCATGATGTCCTCGCCCTTCTCAGGGCTGTCGGACTTGCCAACGCCCTCTCCGACCACCTCCGCCGAGTAGACCCGGAGCTGGTAGAGGGTCAACGAGTTGACGGTCTCCGGGCTCCAGTTGTATCGGTCCGCAAACGACCTGTAGATCTTCCGCCAGGGAATGAACTTGCCCTTGATCCCGGCGTCGGACTCTGGCCAGTCGAGCGAAGACAGGTCGTCGAGCGAGCTGGCGATGTCCCTGGCCCTAACCAGGTCCGCCGTCGCGTTTGCGGCCGCGTGGCCGGGATCGGGAAACTCGTCGACGCACAGGAACAGCGTGTAGGCGATGCCAGACGGCGAGTACAACCACTCCTGGAAGTAGCGGGCCGGAGCGACCCGCAACTCCTTCCTCTTGCGGCACTGCTCGATCGCCTGACGGATCAGGCTCTCGCACTTGATGCCGAGGCGTTCGAACGCGTCCCGGGCGTCCTCGATCGGGCTCCTGTCCTCGACTAGGATCTTGGTCTCGCATGAGCCGATGTCTCCTAGCGTCAGTGGGCGAACGTTGATCCACGCGCCGCGGTTGTTCAAGCAAACTCCGCCCGCAGCCATCCGGGAGATCCCGTCCATGTCAAGCCTTTCGGGTGTACTTCGCGAGGTTGGTTTTCGAGGCCTCGTCGAGAGCAGCTTGGATCTGGTCCAGAGGTATGACCTGCGAGAACTCGAAAATTTCGGCGTCCGTGATCGAAACGCCATTGCGAGCGCAGACCCGCTTGAAAATGAACGAGAAACCCTCCCACGTCTCCATCCACGCCCGGACGTCCTCGCGGGTCAGGCGGTGTTCCTCGTGGGACTTACGCTTGTCGCCGTAAGCCTGGGCGATCAGCTTGTCGACGATTTCCGGCTGGTTTTTGAACTTCGCCAGTTCATCCTTGATCGCGTCGAACGGGTTCGGCCTGGACTTGCGGAGGTGTTCTTCCACCGCGACATAGTCCTCGTGCGGGACCACGCTCCCGACCGGGATCCGCTTGTCGTTGACAAGCAGAAAGACGCGGCCCTCCGCGTCCTTCTCCCAAAACTTTCTGTCAGCCATCGGTCACCTCTGTCAGGCCGGAGGCGTCTCCGCGACCGTCGCGGGTGCCGCCGCCGGCGTCTCTTGGTTCGCTGCGGCCTCGACTGGGACGGGCGAGATCGGCACGGTCGGCACGCTGGTCGACACCAACTGCTTGACCATGCCCTCCAGCCTCGAAAGCGTCGCCAGGAGCGTGTCCCGGTCGAGTGTCACGGGAGCGACCGCCTGACCCGTCTGCTCGTCCATCAGGACGCCTGGAGTGAACGAACCAGCCGGAAGTCCAGGGTCCGTCTGCTGAGCCATGGCCGCGTCGAAGACGAGCCCGGCCACGGGATCGGTCCACGCGCCGTCCGCCTCGAAGTTCGCCGTGTATCCGACCGGGTCGCCCGTGTCGAGGTCGGTCACGACCGAGAAGTCCGCGATCACCGCCGGAACGGAGTAGAACTGCGCGGCGGTCGTGTAGAGTTTGAGCGTGACGGACGTCCCGATGTTGATCGTCGTGGTGGGCGGGATCGCCGGATCCCAGATGCACTCCAGGGTTCCAGAACCTTCTTTGATTCCGGCCACGGCTTTCTTGTACCCACCCGTTTTGTTGGAAGAGTACTTGGCGACGTTGGCCTTCGGGTTGAACGTCCACTTTTTGATTTCCGAAACCTGGGTCGAGGCGATCTTGACGTCGCCGAACGCACCCGAAACTCCAGCGCCTGCCATGGTGCTCTCCTCACTTGTCCGTGCGGTCCTGCGCCAACTTGGCGACAAAACTTACGACGGCTCTCCAATAGTTGGATTCCTGGACATACTGCACGTTCGGGTCGGGCACCAACACTATCCTAGCGTTGTTCTTGGCCAGCGTCATTGGAACTTTGACGAAGGCTTCGATCAGCCGGTCGATGCGCCCGGAGAAGTCCTCGAACAGGTCGACGACCAACTCCATGTCGAACTCGGTCTCCATGAACTGGCTCTTGTTGGTCCGTGTGGTTGACGCATCTCCGGTCGGCGCGAGGAATACGTAGGGCCTGGGCGTCTTCTCTTGGACGTCGGTCCATATTCCGCCAGTCCAGTCCGAGACCAGGGCCGGGTTCGCGGCCCACTTCGTCTTGATGGCCGCGAACAGGTCAAGCGTCGTCACCTTGAGAGCCAATCGTCACCTCACTTCGCGTCGAACGAGACCTTGCCGGTCGCTCCCGCAGGCAGCGCCCGCGTCAGGAACCTCTTGACGAACGACCGCTCCTCCCACAGGGTCCGGCGCAGGAACGACCTGCCCTTGATCGGCCCTCTCGTCACCTTCCGGGCGTAAATTCGTTTACCGCTCGTCGGGTCGATCCAGCTTAGAAACCTTCCCTTTTTCGGGAAGATCACCGTCGCCTTCGTTCCGTACTCAAGCCACAAGCCGTAGTCCAGGTTCGTGCCGACCTGGGCCGTCAGTCCCTTCCGCCGGAAACGCCGGAAGATCGTGTTCCGCAGCCGCCCGGAGTCCGCCCTGGGAAACTGGCCGGCCTTCGACCGGCCCATGGTCCTCGACGGGGCGCTGATGTTCTTGACGACCTTGTTCCGCAGATGCTCGGCGACGATCATGACGCGGGTCCGCATCACGGTCTGGATGCCCTCCATCCACCTGTCGTGATCCCACCGGAACGTCGCGTTCTCCCACTGCTTGTAACTACCCATCTTGGTCGATCCCGATGTCGATGCAGTCCACCGTCCATAGCCTCCCGAGCCCGTGAGCGTTTATGACGGGACCCTTCAGGCGGAGGATCTGGCCGTTCAGCTTGAGCCGGTTTCGCTCGTCGATCAGTGGGTCCTCGTGGAACGAGATCTTGTGGCTGACGTCCATCTGACGAAGCCGAAGCCGCTCCAGTTCTCCGGCCGTGTATCGGTGAGCGTGGCAGTCCAAAAAGCGCCCCGTGGTCACGAAGTCGCGGTTCGTTCCGAGCGATGCGCCCTGCGTCACGGCCTGAACGAGAACTTCGACTTGCTCCGTGGACGTCAATGATTCCAGGCTCATGGCGACCTCAACTATTCAGACGGTAGACCTTGAACGGTTCGAGCATTTTCAAAACGCTTGGTGGCAACTGGGTCACTCCTCCGAGCGTCATCTGGAGGTTCGGCGCGGCATACGTCGTATTCCAACCGTCGATCGCTTCGGCCGTGATGATTCCGGAAGACCCGCCTCGCATGATTGCCAACTCTCGAAGTCTATGCGCCACACCCTCGACCACGGCAAGTTTGATCTGCGGAGCACACTTGTCAAGTTCATCCGACGTGTATCCTGCGACGTAGGTGACCTGGACCGACCGAGGCGTCCACGCCCAAGCGCCAGCCCTTCGGAAGATCAATCCCGTCTTGCAGACCATGCCGAGAACGGGATCGTTCTCTTTCCAGTCGACGCGGTACGCGATCCCGTCCGTGATAATCGTGTTCGACGGAAAAGATGGCGTGCTGCCTCCGGCGTCCCACGCGGCCGAGTTCTCACGAATGTCCACGATCGACCGGACCGGAACGTGTGTCAACGCGATGACGTTTTGAACGCGGTCGCTTCGCGTGCCACGAGGCGCGACCTTGCCGGCCACGAGTTCGTATCCATCGACCAAATTGTCATCCCGAGTCCGAACCGTTAGATTCGTCGGGTGATATTCGACATGCTGCTGTTTGGCCACGCGATACCCGAGAAAGTTCTCGACCATGCCCTCGATCATGGGAGCCACGATCCGGATCACGGGTATATCCGTCTTCTTGCAGCTCGTCCCGAGCATCGGAATGAGTTCGTTGTCAACGTCGACGATCGTGGTCGCTGCTGCCATCTCAACCTCACTGGAACTTCCAACAACCCTTGGTCAAAACCTTGACACCCGGAGATGTCTTGCGAATCCGAAAGTCGTACGAGTCTTCCGTCAGCGCCGCCAACTCCGTGGCCGACAGATTGAACGACATGCTCTTGTCCGAGTTCGAGAGCGTGAATCCCGTCGTCTTCGAAAAGACTTCCGTCAACGTTCCGCACTTGTACATTTTGAAATCGAAAGTCCAAACCGTCATCACCTGTTCGTTCCCTGCCACCCAGTTGAAATTGACCTGGATGTCCTCGAACCGATCGACGACGACGTTCGCCACATACGACATTGCATCCTCCTCACGGCCAAACGCTTTGGACCTCGATCGGGCTCGAAAGTTCGCCCTGGACTTCCACGACGTTCGAAGTGTCGCCACCGCTCCAGGTGAACGACTCCACTTCCAGGTCTTCGACTTCAGGATCCATGGCAACCTCAGACCAAGACCATGTCGATCGACGCGCTGGCGACCGAACCGCCTCCGAAAACTCCCGACCGAATCTCTGTCACCTGCGCCTGCTCGAACCGCATCGCCTCGACAGCCTGGTCGTCGTCTTCCAGCCCTCGAATCTCGATCGAGTCCGAAAGATCTCCCTGAATCAACAGCCAAGAGAGATAGCCATCAACCTCCGCCGGCGTCGACAAGCACCCGAACACGCCCGAGGCTTGGCATGCCGTCATCATGGCAACCGTGGCCGAAGACAAAACGCCTTCGACTTCCTTGGCGGGATCGACTTTGCCAAGAAGAAAGACATAAACCTCGGGAGCAGGCTTGCCGATATCCGCAAACCAACCGGCCCGCGAATATTCGGCGAATGACACCGTGATTCGCTTTGAGCATAACGATGAAAACTGCGCCATCGCCCTAGATTTGGCAGTTGCCGATGCCTTCGCCGCCGATCTTGCCACGAGCAACGATCGCCCGGAACACGTCGCGAACGCCACCGCAAATGTCTTGATCGCTGCCGTCTGGCGTGCGAACGATCTTCCGCGAGCGGTCCCACTCTGAATCTTCGCTTTCGCGGTCGACGCGGAAGCCTTCTCTGCCATCTTTCCAGAAGCCGAAATCCTGGCGGATGACGTGTTTTGGCCTCCCGATGACACTCTGAATTTCGCCGACGATCCCAGCGTTTTTCCGCCAGCAGTGTAACCGACCATCGCGGCTCGGGATTTCCCGGCCGCAGACGACCTCGACGCCGAACGTGCCGAATCATTCGACTCGTCGACGCACGCGGCCACGGTCGCAATCCGGACCGCAGACAACGCCTTCGCCATTCCTCGATCGATCGCAGATGCCGTCTTTGCCCTGACGTCTCTCGGCACCGTCTGGCCAATAGAATGGTTCCTGCCCTTCGCGGAAGATCCAGCGATCGAACAAGAGATCTCTCGGTGCGTCGAAGCGTTTCTGGAACTCGACCGACCACAGACAATCTTCCTGGCGTCCGTCGTTGCTCGCGATTCCGTCACGGACTTGGCCGTCGAAGCAACGATGACGATCTTGGTCGCCGCCTGGTTTGACCATGATTTGCCGGCCACGATCCCAGATGCTTTGGCCATTGGCCTAGCCGTCAAGATCGACTTCGTAGTTCCGGACAAAACCGTCCCAAACCTCGTCGCCGAAACCGACGAAATCCTCGACTCCGTCAAGCAGCTTGCGTTCTTCGCCGCCGCCACGATCGCATCGCTCTTCATACGGCTCCTGGCGTACCCAGCGCATGCCTTCGCGATCAGCCTGGCGCTCGCCGAAGATCCGCCGACCCTCGAAGCCATCTTGGACGAGCACGACGCCAGGCGGGACGGGAATGATCCTCCGAGCAATCGAGACATCGTGGCCGACTGGATCCCGGACACGATCGACCGCCGAGTGTACGAGTTGACGTTCGCCCTCGTTTTCGCCAATGCCGAGACGAACTCTGCGGAACTCTTCGCTCCCGTTGTTTCTCCGCATGCCTTGGCCACTCCTGACTTCTTCGATGCTCCGTTTTCGGCACCAAGCGATCTGGATCGTCCCGACTCGATTCCGCAAACGATCCTAACTCCGACTTTCGATCCGAGGCTAATGTCTCTGACGGCTCCGAGTCTTCCCAAAATGGTCACGCGATCATCCTTGCCCTTGGACGTCGCGTTGACCTTTGCCTGCCTCCCGAGAATCGTGGCCCGAGGCTCGGATCCCGTCGCGTATGCCCGCATGCCCACGGTTTGCGTCGTCGGAGACGTCGAGTCCTCCAGCAGGATCGTGTCGTTGCTGTCTCCGGTCTCCTGGATCAAGAGATCGGCAGCGCCGCCGGTTTCCAGTTGAAGTTCTTTGACGGGCATGGATTAACCTAAAAAATGGCCTTGGATGATCGCCGATCCAGAGGACCATCCGGAAGCTCCGAACTCGGTCATGTACAGCGTGTTGAGACCAAGCTGCGGAAGATACACTTGGTCCGAGCAGGCCGAATTCAATGTCGCCTGTGCGCTGCGGATCGCCGCCGCCGCGCCCGTCGTCGAGTTAATGCCGAGAGCCAGATAACCGTTGCCGCCCTGGGAGTCGCCTCCAATCGACGCATACGCGAAGTCCTCCTGCTGTCCATAAACATGTTGGACCTGGGCTCCCGAATTCGCCTCATACTGCCTCCATGATCCCGTCGTGTATGACGCCGAGCCAGATTTGTTGTACTGCTTGTAGGTTCTCCTGATCTTCCGGTTGTAAAAGTTCCAGACGCCTCGTCTCGCGTCCGCGTCGTCACATTGACCCGTGGCATGTAGGTAAATCGTCCCGATATACACCTTGTTAGTCGAGTTGCCCATCAAGATGCCGTTTTGTTTGATTACCGACGTCGCTCTCGTGGTCGTGTTCGTCCACGCCACGAGAGAGGCCGTCACGACTCCACTCACGAGTTCCAGGTAAGCGTCGTAGCAGTTCGACGCGAGGCCTGAAAGCGACACGCTCTTCTCGGTGAACTCGACAGCCCGAAATGCGGCCGAGTCCCAAAGGGACACGAATGGATGTTGGCCGATCACCGGCGTGAAGTAGACCGTCGTCGCGTTCGTCACATCGGAGGTCGTGACCGGGACTCCGGTCGTCAAAGACAGCCGGCACGCCATCGGATGGAACATGTGCGCGTTGTACGCCGAGAGAGGAACCTGAACGCTAACAGGAGTTCCGCTCGTGTTCCTGACGACGTACAGACGCGAGTCCGAATCGAGGCTGCTCGAATCGACATTGCCCAACGACGTCAACTTGCTCGGTGCCACGGTCTGCTCCTGGAGTGAATTCGTTGACGGGTCAATCGAGCACGAAGGTACTCGTGTTCTTAAGGCGAGGCGTGACCGGCGTCGGCGTCGTCACGACCGCGATCGGAGTGAGCTTTTGGATAAACCCGGCTCCGTCCGTCGTGATGTCAATCGTCGCGCCACCTTCCGTTGCCGAGATCGTGATCGACGACCCGGAGACCGTTTTGACATAGTAGACCGTGCCTTCCGAGACGCCGGTCGGAAGGCTCTGTCCCGTGACCTGCCAAAAACAGAGGGTGTCCGAAACCGAGAACGACTGGCCAGGGACCACGAAGATGTCCGTCGAGGCGACCGCCGTGAACGGAACCGGCGAGGGACCAATCCCACCAAACCACAACAGCGTGCCGGATCCGGAGGAACTCGCGCCCAGGCCCCAGAAGTAGACCGTCGAGCTTCCGCTCGTGGCCTCGGGAAAATCCACGTGAGCGACGGGACTGAGAGAGTTGCCGGTTCTCGTCCAGCCAGATCCGCTCCGTGCAACCGCCACGCGGGCATAGGCTCCGTAGGTCGTCTCGTTCGTGGTCTGGTTGCCGCCGACGCCCGGGCTCGCCGTGTGGAGGCTGACGTACAGGCTGCCGACCGTGGCAGCGCCAGGGAGGCCCGTCGCGTCTCCGATGTTCGCGATGGCCGAGTTCAGGAACCAGTGGTCAAGGTTGCTGCCTCGAAATGACGTGGTCATTGGCATGGCATCAGTCTCCGAAAAAGAAAAAACCCTTGGCCGATGCGAACATGCGACCAAGGGAGGTGACCGGCCCTCAGGCCGCGCGTGGTGAGGTCCGGTCGTTTAGGCCATCGCGGTTGGAGGAGTGGTTGGAGCGGGCGCGGGTGGAGTTTGCGCCTGCTTCGCCTTCCAATCCGCGATGATCTTTTGCACGAGGCCCACGACAGCAGGCCCGTAAGTCATCAAAGCGTCCCAGATGTCGAGCCAAGACATGCCTGCGGCCTGCATGGCCTCGACAGGATCCTTCATTTGAGGATGCCGCTCGAACACCATCGCCGGGAGAGCGGTCTGAGGAGCCGCCGACGTCGCTCCAGCTAACGCTCGGGTCACGATTTCCTGGATAACCGAAGTCAAAATCGTTTTCAGGTAGCTTTTCCAGTCCAACCCGAGTGATACCGCCTCAACGTGAGGAAAGAACTCTTCGCCGATGACGTCCTTGACGGCTGCGGCGATCTCGTCGGTCTTCGGCCCAACAACTCGAACGATCTCGTTAGGTGCCGTGATCGCCTGGGAAGCCGGAACGTGGTCCGGCTGCGGATGGCCCAATGCGAGCAATCGCTCATTGATTCTGGTTTTTAGGTGGACCAGATGGTCCTTGTTGCCCACGGAGCTGATGAACGCTCCGACTTCGTTTGGATCTACGCCCATGTCGGTCACCTTTTTCGAGAGGCTGTTATCCGCCGGAGACCGCCTCTCTTCCCTCTCCGGCGTTCGGTGCCACGGCCACCATCGTGTTGAGTCGCGCGATCTCTTGCTCAAAGATCGCGCACTTCGTGGTGAGTTCCTCGATCAAGAGCCGGTTCTGGATGTTCTTCTCCACCAGCCTCTTGACCCGCAACCGGCAGGCTTTCTCGGCTCGCCGCATGTCGCCGAGATTCGCGATAACCTGCCGGTACTTTTTGGCAGATTTCTTCTCGATCTCTTCGCGGGCCTTCGCGAGGTCGAGCGTGATCTTGTACCAGAGCGGAACCACCGTGACCACCACGCCGCAGATCGCCGCGATCGCAGCCCAGATGGTCGACGGCCCGCCTTCCATACTTTACCTACTTCGTGATGATGGTTTTTCGGCCGGATCCTTGGCAGGCAGGGCAAGGCTGCTTGACTCCCTTGAGCACGATCTCCTTCTTGCCCTTGCAGATCTGGCATATGCCAGCGCTCTTGGCTTCGGTCAAGAGGTCGGCCCTCCCATGATTCGCTCCATCTCGACCTGCTCCGCCCGCTCGCGGTCTTCGATCGTCCTGATCGCCTTTTGGTTCGAGTTGAAGAACTCGATCTTCGTTTTGCCCGGGCACTTGCGGATCGTCTCGTGGTCGGGAACCGTCCCGTTGATGACCGTAAGGCTCTTGGACTCGACGCCTCTACGGATCCAGTAGAGCCACGTTTTCAGGTCCGAATCGCTCAGGTTGGCTTTGGATACCTCCTTGAACGGAGACGTCTCCTCGTTGAAGTGCGCCTTGAAAGCCGCTTTGGCCTTCGCCCACACTTCCGCGTTCCGAGGGTCCGAGAGAGGATCCCAGACCCTGACCGCCTTCCGGATGACGTTCACCGCGATCATGATGCCGGGCGTGTCCGGCATATGTCTCAGAGCTCCGGTGAACTGCTGGTTGGGACAGTTCGACCTGAGCCATCGGCCTCGAAGGACTTCATTGAGTATCGGGCAGAGCCATTGCCTGTTGGCCTCGTCCGCGACCTCGACGGTGAACTCCGGGATCTTGGGAAACGCCTCCGCCACCTTGCTGTCGTCAGCCATCGCCGGTCTCCTGGGTTGAGTGAAAAGACTTCTCTCAAACTACCCAGCGAGATCGGAGCGGGCAAGGCTTACGTTCGCGAATACGCGAACTGGAGGTCTTCGAGCGTCCCGGCGGCGGTGCCGTTGTCGGAGTCGAAGATCACCGGGTCGTTATGCGCGTTCCCGGCCACGAGCGAGCCAGGGATCGCCGTCGCCGGGAAGTCCTTGGTCGTCGACGTGCCGGAGTTGTACTGCATGGTCGAGTGGATGGTGTCGCCAGGGACGCCATACATGACCACGCGGGCTCCGTACTTGACGGCGAGCGCGAGGTTCGCCGTCAGGGTGATGGTCAGACCGTCGGCACTGACCGAGGAGACGGTGACGAGCGCCCACTCGCCGTTGGGCTGCTTGACGCAGAGCAGGTCGTTGGCCGCGAGCGCAGCGCCGCCTCCGTCGAGCAGCGCCTTAGCGACGACGATCACCGCCTGGCCGGCGGCGGCATCGGCGTTCAGCGTGGTGCGGTCGGTGCCCTTCATCAGGGTCAGGGTGTGAGCCGTGGTCGAGACCGTGTAGCGGAAGCGCATCACGTGCGCGAAGAGCCCGCCGCGACCAGGGACCACCACCTGGATGCGGGTGCCGGCGGACGCGGTCTTCTTGCCGACGCCGCTGAACCGCGTGAAAGGAAAGGCCATCTTTGTTCTCCGGTTTGCTGCCCAGGTTGTGGCCGGCTGCCCGCCGGCCGTGAAGTTAATTCGTTTACTGACTGACCGCGTCTTAGAGCGGGACGTCCTGCATCATCGCGACGGCTCCGCCGAGCTCCGGCTGCCCGCCGAACCGCATGCGGATCACGATCAGGCGGGTGTTCGCCCGGGCCAGCGTCGAGCCGGCCGTCTCGATCCGGATCGACGACCCGAGCCGGCGGTACATGCGGTACCGCTTCAGGTTCGTGAACGCCAGGAAGTTGTTCGGGATGTCGTTCTGAACCTTGTAGGGTCGCGACATCAACATGTAGTCCTCGTGCGTCTGGCCGAACACGCGGCGCTCGTCCATCGGGCCGACCGGAATCCCACGAATCCGGAAATAGGTTGTGTCGCTGGAGAGGAACGCAGTGACTGCTCCGGGCTCTTTGCGAAACGCCTTGGTCACGCCGCGCATGAGCGCCTCGACGTCGCCCACCGTGATCGGACCGTTCGCGCCGTTGTCCGAGTTGAGCGAGACCACGCCAGGCGTCCGCATGATGCCCAAGGGTTCGACCACGCCATCTCCGTACGCGATCACGCGGTCCAGCCACTCCATGGCCTTGAGGCCGAACTGAGTGATGACCTGGCTCCCGATGTCGGTCGGGCTGTCGTCTTCGAAGTCCAGGCCGATCTCCATCGCGCCCGAGGCCACGTTGATCGTGGTGTCGAACGCCGAGATGAAGTTCGTCGTCGAGAACGGAGTGATCGCCGTGCCTTCAGGCGTGCCCGAGGTGAAGGTCGGGTTCTGCATCGAGAAACCTTCGATGCGGCGTCCGCGAACCACGTTGACCACGTTGACGAACGGGAAGAGCTCACCCGACAGAATCGGCGTGAGGATGACCGCGTCGTCGAACATGATCGGAGTCGCTTCGAGACCGCCCGAGGAGGTGTCGTCGAGCAGCGCCTTGCGCTCAAGTTCGCTCAACTTTCGCCGCTCGATCCGGTTGATGCCGCCGATGTGCCCGGTCCACTTGCAGTCCTTGAGCATCCATTCCATCAGCTCCTTCTCGTGGTCGTCGAGAGGGCGGATGGCTCGCGGAAGGTTCTGAGGCACGGTGGACTTTGTCAGGCTCCAGCGGACGAACACGTCGACGGCTTTGACCGCGCCCTCGCTGAGCATGTTGATCGAATTGCCCTCGTAGAACACCGGCTGGCCGGCGAACGAGTGGGCGCTGCCCGACTTGGTCTGCATCGGGTAGGTCGCCTGCTTCGTGGTCCAGTCGTAGCTCTCGCGAGCGTGCTTGACGTTAACCCGGTTCTTGCGGATCACGTCTTCGGGCGTTTCCTTGCGGTTCTTCTTCATGCGGTCCACCGTGTCCTTTGCGGTCGCTTTGGATTTGCGCTCGATCTTGTCGGCGTCTCGGTTCTTCCGCTTGTCGCCGACGAGACGTTCGAGACGCTTCTCGACGAGGTCCTCGATCCGGTCGTTCAAAGACTTCTTTTCGACCGGATCCTTGGCCATCTTGTAGATATGCTCCCGCGTGAACCGCTTCTCTTTGACCGCCCGGGCGCAAGCCTTGGTGATGTCGGCGTCGGTCGCGTTCCCGCCGCATCCGAGCTTCTCCACCGCGAATCGCTTCAGTCGCTTGGTGACAACGAACATTCTCTCTCTCCTTATGGTTCGCGGTCTCCCGCGACTTCTGATGGATCAACTCGCCGAGCACCATGCCCGGCGGAAAGGTTTCATCGCCCGACTCATCGGCGCTTTTTGGGACGGTGCCGGTTGAACTCGTCGTCGAAGATGTCGTCGAGGACGTTGCGGCGGGACTTCTTTTTGCGAGGCTTGTGGCTCTTTTCGTCGTCGTCATCGTCCTCGTCGGCCCGGCCGTCCGAGTCGCCAGGCTCGACGTCGTCCTCGCCAGCAGCCTGCTCCTTCGAGTCTTCTTCCACTGAGGAGTCTTCTTCGACCGAGGAATCGTCGTCGTCCTCATCATCCTCGTCGTCTTCGTCGGCGTCTTTGCGAGACTTTTCGTCGTCTTCGTCATCGTCTTCGTCGCCGTCCTTGGTCGACTTCTCTTCGTCGTCCTCGTCGTCGCCGCCGTCCTTCTTGCCCTTGTCTTCGTCCTCGTCTTCGTCCTTGTCGTCCTCGCTCATCGAATCCTTGATCGAGCGGCACATCGACTGAGCCTCTTCGAGCAGCTCGTCCTTCTTGTCGGGATCGTCCTCGTCCATCGCCCGGCCGATGATGTCGTAGAGCTTGTCAATGTCAGCATCATCGCCATCATCCTTCTTGCTCGTCTTCGAAGGCTTGGCTTTCTTTTCATCATCCTTTTCATCATCCTTGTCGTCGGAATCTCCCTTCGTTGCCAGAAGGTCCGCGAGGCCTCCAAGGTTGACGTGGACGTTCACCGGAGCCGTCTTCTCGACGGGTTTTTCCTTGCTCATGCTTCGGTCTCCTCGTCCGGAAGAACTCCGGCCGTTGATGCTGCTGATGAAACTCTTCACCAGCGGGTGATGGAACTTGACTCGCTCGTGCTGGAGGATCTCGGCCTCAGGATTCGCGGGAATCGACACCAGGGAGCACTCCATGACGTCGTACTTCGCGATGTTGAATCCCGTGATCGGAGGCTGGCCGTCGCCCTCGTGGTCCTCGTCGTAGATCGGCTCGATCTCCTTCGGCACGAAGCCGTGGCTGATCCGGACCGCTCCCGCCTCGACCATCTTCGCCGCGTCCCGGCCGAGCTTCGTGTCCAGGACCGCGAACCGGGCCTTGATCCCATCCTTGTCCTGGCTGATGACCTTGACCAGGACGCCGATCGGCTCGAACGGAAGGTGCTGCCACAGGAGCGGCATCTTCTTGTCAAGCCTCGCGCCCTCGGGATCCAGGACGTCGCCATCACGGTCTTTGGCACTCGTGGTCATCACGCAGTCAAAAACCATGATCGCGTTCTTCGGGATCTCCTTGTCCCGCTGGCTGTCGTCGTCCTCATCCTTCCGCCGCTTCGAATGGATCACCATCGGCCGGGCGATGGACGAGGTGTAAACGAGTTGACGCTTGGTGCCCTCGATCACCTCGCGGTTGCGCCGCGTTCTCGGGACGGCCCGCGAAGCGCCGACCACAGAGAACGACGCGAAGCGGTTCGCGACGGAGATGCCCATCGCGTCCTTCTTCGCCAGTGCGTGCCGGAGGAGCCGCTTGCGGATCGTGGTCGAAGCCATGGTGTGCTCAAAAAAGCAGGGCCGGAAGACGTAATCGCTCTGGGCGATCGCGCCTTCCGGCCCTGCGGTGGGTCATGGTGCTCGGATGCTCTCAAAGTAGGGCAGAGAACTTTGCCCGTCAAGCTTTTTTGTTTTTGTGCCGCTCGGCCGGAGGGTACCCAACCTTGATCGTCCGCTCCTCGACCACCTTGATGTCGGTCATCAGGCCGTCTTCCCAACCGACCGTGATGAGCGTTTTACCCCAGCTCCTGCCGTTCATCCTGGAGGCCGACTCTGCGGCTAGGTACCTGTACATTTCCTCGACCTTCGCCCGGATCGTGTCCTCTACATCGACAACTCGCTCACGGTCGTGCATCGGCAGTTTACTCGTTGACCCGCCGAGAGCCTCGGGTCGCCAGGAAATTGGCACCGCTCTCCGTTCGCGAGAACGAAGTCGTCGTCTCCCTGTGCCGTCTTGTCGTTCGCCTCTTTGTGCTCGTACCTGACATCGTTGTCCATGATCGCGAGCCACGTCCGGCCCGTGACCGCTCCGATCTCCATCAGGTACTCCCGCGCCGAGTCGTGGCCGGCGTTCAGGACGTACGTGGTCTCCGTCCGGGCGATCCGCATGCACCGCGCCGCCGTCCCGTTCTGGCCCAGCACCGGCAAGAGGTTGTCCGCGATCTCGTCGTTGCTCAGGCCGGTCGTCAAGCCGCGCTTGACCGCGTCCACGATCTGCTCCCTGACCGTCTCCGCGATGTCCGACCAGTAAGGCTGCTCCAGGATGTTCTGGGTCGCGTTCGAGATCGCGTCCAGGATGTCCTTCGGCAAGGCCATCGCGTGCGGGTGTGTCCTCTTCGACCGGCGGTTCTTCGACTCGTGCCATTCCGTGGCCGCTCCGAGCGCCACGCCCTCCTCGACGAACGGTTCCGTGACCTGCAGGATTGCCCGCGTCCAGGCGTCTCCGTTCAGAACCGATGCGATCTCCTCCGCGTCCTTGACGCCGTCCAGGAGCATGTTCCTGGCCCGCCCGTAGATTTCGGCCGACAACGGCCCGAGAACCTTTTCGAGGTCCCGCTTGTATTCAATCTCTTTAGTCCCGTGGTTGCGAAGCCAAACTTCCTCGACGACCTTGATCCGAGACGCGAACTCTCCCATGGCCGCGAGTCGCTTGTTGAGCCGCCGCCGGCGGGATGAGGACTTCGACTCGATGATGATCGGGATCTCGATTCCGTTGACGAATCCCGTGTCTCCCTGCTTGATCGGTGCCAAGCCTCTTCGAGCCCTGAGCTCATTGCGAGACATCGCGCCGGCGGAGAACAGTGCCATGTCGGTCGACAGGTCGAACTCCGGATCGATCGGCTTCGCCTCTTCGATGTAAAGGATGTAGTTCTCCGAAGGATCGATTCGAGGCGGAATCGATTTCGTTAAAATTTCCGAGATTAACATGATCTTCGGGTTGACCACGTTCATCAGAAAGTGGTCTTCCGCCGCCGCCGCGCTCGCCCGGTTCGCGCCTTCGAGTTGGCCCATGGTCACCGGGTTGATGTTCCACGCTTGCGTCAGACGGTCCTTGTTCATGCCCCACGACGCGAGCCAGTCCATTTCCTTTCCTGTCAGGGTGATCTTTTCGACCTTCTCAATCAGGCCGTCGACGATCATGGGCTCGTCGTATTGGG